CCAACATTACTTGTAGTGGTTCCACTTACAACTACCTTGTTGTTAATAAGCATTTTATTAATTAGGTAGTAATCATAATTAGTGGTCAATAGAGATGGTAAAAAATACCCATTAGTCTTTACAACACTTTGAGTTAAAGGTAGAGTTTCAGAAAATGTATCAATAACCTCCTCTAATCCTTTGGTAATATCAGCATAACCCGTACGTGATTTACGAGCATTCTCTTTGTTAATCTGATAGTTGTAAGAATAAAAATAATCTTCAAATAAATCTAACTGTGCTTGTTTTGCAAATAAGTTAAAATCCGATGGGGATATATATCCGTAGTTATTCTTATTCAGTACCGACATTACTGTTTGTCTAACTGAATTTATCATCTGTCATTCTTTTCTACAAAGATAATGAAAAAAAAAGAGGAGTCAGAAAACTGACCCCTCTCTTAGAATAAGTGATTATTAATACTAATCCAATAATCCCTCTAAGTGTTTTAATGCTTCTAAGCCATCATCACTTTGTAAAAATGAACCTGCCATATCTTCAGCCTCTGCTCCAAACGGAACATTTAACATCTTAGTTTTATTAGTTGGTGTATTGTACCAAACTTCTTTACCACTCTTTCGAGTTGTTAGTAAACCTTGGTCAAATAATCTTTGTATAGTTCCCTGAAATTTCAAATCAGGGTCATTGATAACCTCTAAGAAATCAGAAGGATTATTTCTTGCGAATACTAATACATCTCTTTTTAGTTCAGCAGTTGATAGTTTAGAGGTATCAGTGCCAAACAATACTCTACATACATTTTCAAGTTGCTCAATAGATAGTTTCTTAGCTTCACTTAAAGCATCTGCTTCCACCATAAGGTCTTCAACCTCTTGTGCTGCATCTTTAGCTTTGTCCATTTCAACAAATTTCTTACCGTTTAAAGGATGGTAATGAAGAAATTCTTGTAAAACTTGATTCTCCTTAGCAACGTGCAAAAACCCATCTTCAAAAATAATAGGTTCTAACAATGCATTATTATCTTGTTCATCTACAAAACAAGACTTTTGGTTCCTCGCATAACGAAGTTCCCTGTTGGTTCCTGTGTTGTCATCAAAATGTAATAGTGAAAATCTTTTTGAATGTCTAACCGGCAGCATAAAAGATAAAGGTGCTCGGTTTCTTGTAAGCTTGTAACTCTTAGATACAAATTGCTTGTTTGTTTTTTTTGCCATTATTATAAAATTTAATTAAAGTTTAAAAAAAGGGAGAGTGTCTTCAAAGACACTCCCCCAATATAATCATCTTAGTCTTGGAATAAGAAGAAGTTGTTAGCACCTAAAGTACATACTGCTCTTTCAGATAAGAAGTGAACCTCCATAGCATCTAAGCTTGAAGTTTCTGCTCCACCTGCAGAACCTGTAATCCAAGTCTTGTAACGTCTGTCTTCAGTTTCAGAAGCTCTATATCTAACGTGCAAGAATGGTCTCTTAGCGTTTTTACCTAACACTTGGTCGTATACTGAAGTAGAACCTGCAGGAACTAAAAGTCCGTTAACTCTACCTGAGCCACCAACACCTGCCGGTCCTGATGCTAAACCACCTCTCATAGTTGGGTCGTTTAGATATTTCCAATCAGACTTGTAGAAGTCATATCCTCTTCTGAATCCTGTGAATCCTAAATTCAATGCCATTTCTTTTTCATTGTCAAATAGACCGTAAGAAACACCACCTGCTGCATTAGAAGATTGCTCAGAAAGCATATCGTCAATGTCGAAAGAGAAATCTCTATCTACAAATACTACGTTTTCTTCGATTGCTCCTTGCTTGTCAAGTCTTGAAATAACTGTATCCCACTCAGGAAGAGTAGTTGGGTTTCCACCACCCCATACGTTACCTCTATTCTCTACAACATAGAAGATACCTTCAGAACCTTTGTTACCTACATCTTCAGCACCTACAACTGCTTGAGTTGCAACACCACCTGCTGCATCAGCAGGAACTGCTTCAATCATAGAAGTTTCCAAGTAGTCATCAAATCTAAGTCTTGTTTCGTGCTCAGACTTCAAATACCATAGGTATCCGTTTGCTCCGTTTTCAGTTGTAATTTCTACCCAACCGATTTGAGCCATATCTGAACCTGATACTGCATACTTATCTTTAATGATAATTGGAGAGTTCTCGAAGATAAAGTCATCAGCCTCAAGAGAACCTTTCATTCCGTGAGTACCTTTTTTAAATTCAGAACCGTAAATGAATACAGTAAACTTCGCATTTGCACCTGCAACAGGAAGACCTGTATCAGGGTAAGTTGCAACCTTGAAAGTTTGTGCTGCGTAATCTACTTCAGTTACAATACATTTAACTGAACCACCACCTGCATTGTCACTAACCATTACGGTTTGTCCAATACGAATAGCAATACTGTTACTTGCACTGAAAGCAGGATTACCTGCATCATTCACTGTTAATGTAAACTCAATATCTCCTGCAAGTGCAGCAGTAGTACAGTCTACATATTTAGTGTGAAGTCTTCCTTGTTCTGCCCATTTGATAAGGTCAGAGTTAGAAGGCATTTCTGCTCCTACCATTCTAAGGAATGAGGAGATTGTTCTATTACCATATCTTTCGAATTCCTTTTCATAAGTATCAGGAAGATACTGATTCAAGAAATCAAAATTAGTAATGTAGTTTGACTTAAGCGGTACTCTTTGAGCACTTGGTTGTAAGTCAAAACCGGGAGTTGCTTGTACACTCATAATTTTACTTTTTTTTTTAAACGTTATTTATTTCTATTCCTAATCTTTAAGCCACGACCCGAGTCATTACTTAAAGATTTTATTTGCATCCCTCCTTTTGATGTTACTTCAGGAGCACTACGAGTCGTCATATTTACATTTTTTAACTTCTTCATAGTGTCTTCAGCAGCAGCAGATTTACCTTGTTCATAAAAGAACTTAGCAAATTTGTCGGGGTGCATCGCCATCGCTAATGACCTGTGATAACCACTTGCATCATTCATTAACCCATTGTCATCTAAAAACTTTTTTATAAAGTTAGAAGGGTCCATTTGGGTCTTCTTGATTTCAGCAGCATCACCGGGAGAAAAATAAACTTTATTGTCGTCTAACGTAAACTCAAAACCTTTGAACTCACTAAACACATTGTCAGTCTTCTTCGTGAACATATCTCTTTTTAAAGCATTCTGTTCATTAACTGTCTTCGCTTCAGCTATATATTGTTTATATGCCTTGTAGTCTTCGTTTTCCGCTTCAGGATTATCACTCCTTCTCGACTCGAGAGGAACTTTATATGTTTCCTGTTGCTTCTCAAAAAACTCTTTGGCTTTCGCAATAGTCTTTTTCTTTGCTAATTTTATTTTCTTAATGGATTTTTCATCATCTATATCTTCATCATAATGATAATCTTCCATTAAGTCTTCAATATCTTCTGCATCCAAACCTTTTTCTGTTGCAGATAAATATTCTCTTAGCAAGTTATCAGGTTCCATTTCATCGTAATTCTTTTGCAATTTTGCAAAGTCATCGAATCCACGACCTGTATCTTTTTTGTACTGTAGATATTTAGAAACATCCTCAGGTAGAGGCTCTTCCTCTCTCTGTTGATTGAGTTCGTCAATAGACTTAAACTCTTTCCCATATCTATTACCAATAAATTTAAGAACATCTTCCTCTGTTAACTCTGAGGATTGAGTTTTAATTTCTTCTTTTGCTTTAGGCTCCTCAGCCTTAGGCTCTTCTTTTGAAACTACTTCTTCCTTAACGCTTACCGGTTCAGGTGTTTGAGTAGCTTCAGTATTTTGTTGTGCTTCGTGTTTATCTAACAACTCTTGCTCAACTTGTTGTACAGACTTTTCTTCATTGCCGTCAACTGCTCTTACTTTTATTTCCATATTTAATTGAATTTAATTTTATACAAAGTTACACAAAAATTATTATAGTTTTAGACGATTACCTTGGGTTAAATTCTGCAAGGTCAAACCCATCTAAACTATCCTCGTTTGATTCAAAGTTAATCGGAGGTAAATTATTTTTACGTTGGTTAATCATTTTAGATTGTTCTGTATTAGCTTGAGAAATTCTTTTTGCTTTTGCATCTTCTCTTTGAGTCTCTCTGCTTTGTAGTAATTCTGCATCTGCATTTCTTAATTGCATATTTAAGTCAAACTCTTGTTGCATTAATTGAGATTTCAATTCAGCTTCAGCTTTTAGCTTCTCTATTTCAAAAGCAATGTCGGCTTGTCTAAACTCCATTTTTGCTTTTGTCTCCATCTGCACTTTCATCTGTGCTGCCTGAACCGCCATCTCTTGAGACTTAAGTTGTTGTTGCGACTGCATAGCTTGTTTCTGCATAGCCATTTTTTCATCTCTCTCTTGCTTAGAAACCCTTTTCATTTTAAGAAGTTGGTTAGCAAGTTTAAGATTTTTTATCTCACGAATATCAATAGCATCTTCCAAATTAATATCACCTTTAGATAAAGCCATTTGGATATTTTGTTCCAATTGTTGTTTTTGTTCTTCATCCGGTGCTAATTCAATAAATATTCCGAAATCATATATATACAAATCATTTATATCATTTAATATAGAGACGTTGTATTTACCGATTTGGTTTATAAATTCTTCTTTAAAATCAGCGTATTGCAAAATGTCCGCTACTCTATATGTAGTTGCCTCAGCAAGACTACGATATATGTATAAGCTTCCATCTAAAATATGCCTTGTAGCTACGTTTGAATTTAGTGCAGCTAACTTTTGTAACCCAACCAAAGAGTTAGGGTCAGGTGTGCTTCCATCTCTTGCTTCGTTTAACCCCGTTACTAATCTAATTTGATTTAGATAATGATTGTAGTTACTTAAAAGCATTTGAGTTTTTGATGCACCTGAAGATGATTGTAACTCTTTTATAGGAGTTCTTGCTTGATTAAAGTCTCCTTCCTGAGTATAGCTTCTACCAATAACAGAACCTGTTTGAAAATATAACCTTAAAGCATCCTCGGGATTATAAGCATTTCCTGTACCAAGGTCTACTTCATTCAATCCATCAGCATCAATAAACACACCATCAGGCACAACTCTCGCTATAACCTGTTGTAGTTTTAAATGTGTAATCTGAATTAAATCAGCGAAAGGTATCATTCTTCTTACTAAAGATTCAATAACACCTTTATACATTCTTGGTGCAACTGCTACATAATTTGGTATAGCGTGTTGAGTAGCTGATTGAGGTCTAACCATATTTTCCATCAAGTCCCACTTGAGAATAATATTAGTACCCATAACCATTACTCCTTCATACCATACGTCAACTGTTTTTTGAACCTTTTCAAAGTTTCCTTCTTCCTGCATTTCAATAGGTGGATTAAAAGTGTCATCCTTCTCCACCATAGTTACATTACCATTATCTTTTACTTTTCTTTTATAAGTAACTTTTTTAGTAGACTTATAATTAAAGTACATTAACGTAGCAGTGTCTTTATAGAAAATATCATTTTGATAATATTGTGCTACATTAAAATAATCAAACCAACTTTGTGCATATGAAGATATTTCTTCTAAGTCGTTGTTAGTTAGAGTTGGGTCAATTTTAATTAACTCAGTAATTGGTACTGTTTTAATTTCTCCCCAATAGAAACAATCTTTAAAATGTGGGTCTTCTGTATAGCTATAGACAACATTAGCAGGGTCAACATATTTAAGTCTAACCCCATCACCGGGTAAAAATTCGTGCTTTGCTACTGAAACACCTAAAACAGTTAAATCATAATCTAACTGCTTTCTTATATCATTATATTTATTGCTTTCAAATATTGTTGAAATTGCCTCTTCCTCTGCTATTTCAATTGCAGGTTTATAGTTCAACTGCATATATAACTTTAACTCATCATCAGTTTGAGGAAGTTCATCCGGTTCCATAGTAAAAGGATTAACACCGGTTTTCTTTTGTATAGTTTCAAGCATTGGTTTAGCTACCATTTGCCCTTCAATCATTTGCTGATACTTACTTCTTTTGGATTGAGACAGTGCATCTTGTGCGTAAGCCTTAACGCTAAATTCTCTATCTTGCATACCGTTAACTACGATATCTACAAACTTAGGTAATACAGGAACGGGGGTCCAATCTAAATTTAGATAAGACAAATCTCCGTCAACTGCTAATTCGTTTTTATATTTTCCTGTACCCTGTTCTCCTCTTGCGTACAATCTTAGTCTATTGAAGTCTCTCCACTGACTAAAGTATCTGCAACCACTACCGTCTTTTTTAAACCATTCGTATTGAATAGCCTGTCCTATTTGTAATCCAAATTCATCAGTAGCTTTCTCTGAATCAGATACAAATTGACTTGGAAATCCGGCAGATGATATATTTATGTTTACTTTTTTCATCTAATAATTTCGCTATATTTGCCCTTGTTACTATACCTTGCAAAGTTAACCTTTATTTTTGAAACTTTTTTCTCAGGTAAATAAAGGTGTTTCTGTGTTGCCATAATTGCTAAGCCTGAACTAATAGAAGCATCATACTTAGTTCTATTGCTAATATCAAACTTTGCCCAATCTTCTAAAGTTCTTGAAAAAACCATATCCCCAACTTCCATATCATCTTTAAAACCTATATTAGTTTCAATGTAAGATTCAATTGCAGAAGCGTGTGCTTGTTTTACTGCCTCACTTGAGTTAGGTATTCCACCCAACTCTCTTTCAGTTTTTGATAATTTGGTATATGCCTTATCAGGTCTGTTCATACAAAACCCTCTATACCCTCTGTTTTTAAAATGATATAATAATCGAGGTTTATTGTTTTCTATTAATATAGGCATACCATAAAACACACAAGCCATCAAAACATCTTCAAAAAATATTTCTGCAGTTTGTGGTCTTGCTATGTATTCTAAGAAAAATTCATTACTTGGTGCTTCAGCCATACTAAACATAGTCTTTCCGTGCAGTGCTCCATTAGAGCCACCGCCACCAACTACACCTGATATGTCATAGCTATCACAACCAAATGCACCTATGTGTTCATTACCGGGATACTTAACACCTCTTCTTATATCAACCCTGTTTTGTAAAGACTTATTAGGAGTCCAAGAAACTAAAAACCTTCCTCTATTGTTTGGAGAAAATATTACCTCAGTATCTTTAACTCCATTCTTCCAACTCAAAGACCCTCTCGTAATATGATGGTCAATAATTAATGAATCATTGTAATCTATTTGCTGATATATTTTAGTTAGATTAAAAAGAGACTGTTTACTTTCATCTCTAAATGCGTGGGACTCGGTTCTTGGAAATTGTCTGTAATATTCATTTAATGCATCAGGGTCATTTTTTAAAGACTCAACTTCGTTTTTCCAATAATCAATTGCTCCTTGATGTATTAATTCATTATCTATTCCAACAACAGGTTTTTCCGGTGTATCAAAAACAGGCATACCATACCTGTCTATAAACCCTTCCATATTCCATTCCATAGGGATGAAAAGTGAATACATACCACTTTTAGTTTGACCATTGGCATTTCGTTTTCCCACATCAGAATCTGTGTATAGTTTTTTAAAATTATCACCACCCTTTTCAAGTGCATTTGATGTAGACCCCATCATACATTTTCCTATAATTTTACTACCTAACCTTAAACAAGTTTTGGTAACTCTCCAATTATTTAAAATGTTATTAGGCTTTATCCATTTACCACTTTCATCGTGAACTAATAATAATAATTTTTCACCATCATAACTGTTGTCATCTGTATTCTTCCAATCTATAGTGGTGTCTAATCCATACAACTCATCATTAGTTGTATCGTACATATTTTTCTTTGTAATCTTTGCTGCAGGAATTCTAAAAGCCAACTCTGTTTTTGGCTTATCCATACCATCCATAATAGGTTTAAAGAAAAACGGTAGCCTACTATTTATAGGAACTACCTTATCTGTAAACATTTTTTTAGCATCAGAACCTGTCTTAGATAAGATACCTACTCTTGAATCTTTTGCAAGTGTTCCTGTATTAACACATTCAGATGATGACATAAAAGAAAAGCCTGAACGTCTTATCTTTAAGTATATCATTCCAAAACTCCTTGTGTCTGCCTTTGATGCTTCCCAATAAAGAAACAATATTCTATTAGCTTCTCTAAAGTCCGGATACCCCACATCTATACTTGTCCATTGCAAATACATATAATGTGCTCCGGTTATGTATGTTGGTTTACCATTAGACATAAACCATAAACCTTGTTCTCTTCTGTCAAACTCTTCCTCAATATAATCTACCCATCTGTCTTTAAATTCAGATGACATTTCATTCCACTGAAATATAGATTGTATTTTATTTAATGGCTTAGGAAGGTCTTCTCTTTCCCAATATTGCTCTTCAGGATTTTTGTGTCTTTGAAGACACTTTTTTGGTTCTAATGGTAACGCTATCTTTAATCCACTTATACTAATAACCTCACCAATCTGACCTGTCTTAGAAATAACTACAAACTCATACTTAGTGTCATACCCATATTTCCACGTTTTAGCCTTGTTCTTAGACTTTAAAACGTTTTTTGGTACAACACCATTAAGGGTTATAAATAAGTTATTTAGACCTTCTTTCTG